TACGGTTCCAACTGAGAACGCAGCAAGACTATATATCGAAAGAAGATTGGGTATCACACACAGTGGTGCTCCTGTCATTCAGGCTAACCTAATACCACCAATTACTGGTGGATACATGGCACTCGATGGTCAGTTAGCCATGAAGTCCAACATGAATTTGGATCAAAATAAGATTGTAAATCTTGCTGATCCGGTTAATCCTCAGGATGCTGTTAATCTACAAAGTTTAACCTATGCTAACCTACAGGAATTTACCTTTACGGATCTTAAGGCAAATGACATCATGGTGTTCACTGGCGTGGGTAATGACGCCATCAATGCTTCCGTGGTTGGTGATATTACACTTAACATAGATTCAACAGCAAACACAATTGACGCACAGATTGAACCTAACGTAATTCTTAATGCTGATGTAAACACAAATGCAGGAATTGTGCAGAGCAAACTATCAATGACACTCGCCAGTTCAAGAGCAGCGGCTCCTACGGGAACTGCCGCAGTCAAGCAGGCAGCAAGTGGTGTTTCGAGTTATGACAATGCGGTATTCACGGTAACTGATGGATTCGTAACACTAAAAACCAATGGTGTTGCTAAAACTAAACTTGCACAGGTTGCAGCACAAAGCGTTCTAGGTAACTCTGCACTTACCACAGGAAATGCCGCAGACGTTCTATTCACAACAGTTGTGGATGCGGGTGGATCAGTTAAGAAATCACAGTTTGGTAGTGTTGGATTCCTAGCAAGAACGAATGCTAGTTCAGGAACATCAGACAGTGATTATGCAGTAATTAATTACGCGGCTGGTTCAAGCACCGTTGTAGAAGCAAACAAACTCATTAGAAGAGATTCAAACGGTGACTTTGGTGGTAGAATCATAGACGCCCAACAGTACAACATAGATGGGTTTGAAGCAATTGATTCAGGAACATCCGGCTCAGGAGGATTCGTAAGGGTTCACACATATGGTGGTAGTGGCGGTTCAGGCGGTGGAGGTATCTTCCTACAGGATGGATCACTAGCCGCTGACAAGGCTTCGTACTATGATAACGATACTCACACATTTAGAACGCAGAACGGTTTGGCTAATGCTCCCATAATTGCATCCAGCATACAGGTTACGGCACTAACAACAGGCGGCAATACAACCGCTGGTACTGTTACTGGTAGATGGAGCCTAACAGGAAGTTCACCAAACGAATCAAGATTTGAGGCAACATACTCTGCAGACGTTGCAGAATACTACGAGGGTGACAAGGAATACGAAGTTGGAACAGTTCTAGTATTTGGTGGTGACAAGGAAGTCACAACAACTAACACCAATATGGACAAGAGAATTGCTGGTGTTGTGTCAAACACTGCGGCATACGTGATGTATACTGCTTGTCCTGGACACAAGAATCTAGTTGCACTCGTTGGTAGGGTTCCTTGCAAGGTAGTAGGAAAGATTAAGAAGGGTGACATATTAGTAACGGCAGGGATACATGGCGTGGCAACCGTGAGCGATGATCCTAGGGTAGGAACAATAGTAGGAAAGGCGATCGAAGATTACGATAGCGATCATATTGGAACAATTGAAATAGCGGTGGGTAGATCATAATGGCATACGATAATAATATTAATCCAGGCAATCCACCACTAGTATGGAGCAGAATTAAGGAAGCCTTTGATAAAGTAAATGAAAACTTTACCATCATTGGTGCAAACCTTGCACGCGAAAGAGAATTCAATATAGCACATATAGAATCAGGAACTGCTGAAAGTAATCCTATAAGAATAGTTACAACTGAAGTTCATGATTTTACAGATGGGCAATTAGTATTTGTTTTTTCTACCGGTGTATCACAAATAGATAATACTGAATTTTATATTAAGAAAGAAAGCGAAACAGAAGTATTACTTTATGCTGATGCGCTGCTAACAACTGGAGTCAACGGAACTTCTTTCGATGCATATTCATCAGGTGGCGGAAAGATACAAGGATTTTCGGAATATGCAGGAATAGATTTTGAAAACTTAAATTCAAATGTATCTCCAAACTCAGTAGCAACACTTAATCTTGGTAGTGAAGCAAAACCATGGAAGTCTCTGTATGTTGGTCAGTATACTGATGATGATGCTAATAGTGACAACGGAGTTTGGTTAGGAACGGCACAGATTAGAGGTAATCCAGACGGATCAATCACGCTACCCGAAGGATCAACGGTTGGTACTGATCTCATTATCAATGACGAAAATACATTTTTCAAGGCCGTACAGGTTGATGGAGGAAACAGGGTAGAGGCAGATGAATTTGCCGATACAATTAATTTAATTAGTGGCACTGCAATCTCCATGAGTGTTGACAGTGGTGCTGAATCTATCACTATTGATAATACCGGTGTTACACAACTTGCAGCAGGTAGTGGTATTAGTGTCAGTGCTGCTACGGGTAATATTACCGTTACAAATACAGGTGTTAGAAGTTTACAGAATGTAACAGCATTACCGAGTGGTAGAACACAGGGTGCTGGTATTAACATAAGCGGTTCGACAGGAAATAATCTTAAGGTTACTAACACAGGTGTATTAGAAATACAACCTGGATCTGCGGCACTTACAGTATTTACAGATGCTGCAACTGGTATCGTTACCATTACAAATGCTGCACCGGCAGGTAATGCATTTAGATTTGTGGATGTTGACGGAAGCATGGGTCCAGCAATTGAGGCTAACTCAGTTGCGGGAACGCTTAACTTTGTTTCAGGAAATGGTATTGCACTGTCAGGTGATGCCGGAAGCGATGAAGTTACCATAGCATTTAGTGGGGTTGCTGATATTACTGGTTCAGTTTTTGCAGACGACTCAACCAAAATGGTTGATGCCGTTGAAAACGAAATGTATGCATCGGGAGGATTCTTTGGTGACTTAACTGGTGATGTTTTAGGAAACGTTACAGGAAACGTTACAGGAAACGTTACAGGAAACGTTACAGGAAATGTAACTGGAGATACAACAGGTTATCATACAGGTGACGTTAAGGGTTCAGTATTTGGAGACGATTCAACAAAACTTGTTGATGCCGTTGAAGGTGAAATATACGGTGACTTCTATGGAACACTAAGAAACCAAACTTGGATGGCTGGATATGACGGTTACCTTACTATTGCAAATGGTGGCTCTACTGGTCCAGGTGCTATACAGATTGTTGCATCAGCCAATTTAGATTTAACAGCAGGTGCTGGATACACAATTAATGCAAACAGAAACATTGTTGCATCGGGTGGTGTTACGGGTAATACCACGGGTTACCACACAGGTGATGTAACAGGATCTGTTTTTGCAGATGATTCAACACAATTAGTAGATGCGGTTAGTGGTGTTCTTAGAGGAACACACATTGGTGATGTCATAGGTTCAGTATTTGCTGATAACTCTACTTTACTTGTAAATGCAGTTGATGGAACACTTGCATATGATCCTGCAACGCCAGGCGATTGGGATGGAGACGCTCCGACCACGGTAGGGGAGGCGCTGGATAGACTAGCAGCCGTTGTCAAAGTATTAAACGGTGGAACAGGAGCGTAGGTAGATGGCTAAACTAACAGTAAACATTGGAACTAGCGCAAACGACAGAACGGGTGATAACCTACGCACAGCGTTTAACAAGATTAACCAAAACTTTGATGAACTATATATTGGGCCTCCACAACTTACGCAGGCTGAAATAGATGCACTCACACCAGTTTTTGGTATGATGGTTTACAATACAACAACAGGAAAATTTCAAGGTTATGCTGCTGATGCAAATAATGACAGTGCAGCAGGGTGGGCAGATCTCCACTAAATATAGATATAGGAAGCGAAATGGCAACGATACAAACAATTAATGTAGGTAACTTAGTAAACGATGGTCTTGGTGATGATCTAAGAACCGCGTTCCAGAAGGTTAATGCTAATTTTGCTGACCTTAATGCGGGTCTAACGATCACTGCATCCAATGTTGGTAATGCTGCCGGCATATTTAAGGCGAAGGTCAATAACGACTTACAATTTAAAACTCTAGTAAGTGGCGATAAAATTCTAATTCAAGAATCCGAAAATTTCTTAACCGTTAATTCAACACAGGAAGATGCATTCATAGGGTTTGATACTGACAGTGGAAGCATTTCTGCATCAACATATGAACAGATAACACTACAGGGTACTGCTGCACCTTTATCAGAAACAGGGATAAAGGACATTGAAGTTACTGCGTCAGGTAGCACAGTTAACTTTAAAACAATTATTCCTGTAACGGAATATTTACAGACATATGATTTTGGAAGTATAAATGGAATCTATGCCAATGCCATTCAATTGGCAATGCAGACTGCAAACATTGATTTTGGAACACTAACATTTACATCAGACATTGACCTCGACTGCGGCGGTCTAACCTAGGAGGATAACCACTTATGGCAGTGACTTGGATAACGCCAGCGGGAGACCTAGGAACACTAGAAGAAAGAATAATTACATCAGTCCCCATAGAAGCAACTACTGATACTGGTAATGCTATTTCCTATTCTGTTATTGCAGGAAATCTCCCAAGAGGAATGATTCTAGTAGGTAATACTATAAAAGGTTCTCCAGCAGAAGTTACTAAATTTACGGAATATAGATTTGTAATACGTGCCGATGACGGAGATAAGGAAAAGGATAGAACATTTAAAATTGGTGTAGACGGTGCAGATATGCCAGAATGGATTACTCGAGAAGGATTTTTAAATGTTGGAGCAGGACAGGCTTACTTTGTATTGGATGATGCACAGGTTGATTTCCAACTGGAAGCAACTGATCCTGATGTAGTCGCAGGAGAAAATCTTGAATATTACCTGGTTCCTAATAGTGGAATACTTCCATATGGTTTAAGCCTTTCAAAGACTGGTAGAATAAGCGGATTTACGCAGCCAATACCGGCCATAGACTATGCAACAGCAGTAACTGGTGCCTATGATACAGCATCATTTGATACCGTTCCGTTAGACATTGCAAAGAATAATAGTCTTGGATTTGATAGTTTTTTCTACGATAACCAATACTATGACTATGGAGAGCAGGGCGTAGTACCAAAAAAATTAAGCAGAATATACACATTTGGTGTTGCAATTACAGATGGCATTAATGCCGTTAATAGAATTTTTAAGATTTATGTTGTATCAGAAGAGTTCCTAAAGGCCGACAACACATTAGTTCAGGTTGATACTAATTTATTCCAGGCAGATAATACTAGTGATAGGGTTCCTCTATGGATTACCGATTCCTATCTAGGAAGATATAGAGCCAATAATTACATTACTCTGTTTCTAGATGTATATGATCCTCCAACTCTTTCAGGAGTAATTAGTTATTTTATAGTTGAAAATAATCCCGACGGTACACCAAGCACACTTCCTCCAGGACTTGAACTTGATACCACAACCGGAGAACTTGCAGGCAAGGTTCCTTATCAGGCTGCCGTAACCAAAACATATCAATTTACACTAAAAGCAGTTAATTTTCCTGCGAGTATAGCACAACGAAATTATACGCTCGTCGGTGACTGGAGTTCTACTAGATTTTATCAAGAAAATGAAGCAGTTAGATACGACGGTTTCATATACATATGCAAATTAGAAAATATAAATCAATTACCAAACGAATCAAATTCCATTTATTGGCAATTAGGTGTTGGAACAACTGACAAAACATTTACTGTAGACATAATAGGTGAAATCGAAAGTTCAATACAGTGGGTAACTCAACCCGATCTAGGAATAATAAAGCCTAATCAACCTAGCAAACTATCAGTTGAAGCAATTAGCCAACTGTATGGTGGCCGTGTTACTTATAGCATCACACAAGGAAATCTTCCTCCTGGTTTAGAATTTTTATCCAATGGAAACATAATAGGCAAGGTAACACAGTTTGCTGATGATGATCAAGAAGGATTAACAAGATTTTTTGATAGAGATAGCAGTGAGATAGATTCAACTGGATCAACCAGTTTTAAGACAACATTTGATAATCAAACTACCAGTTACGACAAAAGATTTCAATTTACAATCGAAGCATCCGATGCTTCTGGATTAGCCAAAGACACTAGAACCTTTACAGTAAGAGTTGTTTCTGATAGTCAGAAAACTTTTGCCAACATATATGTAAAAGCATTCCAAAATAAACAAAAAAGATTGGACTGGTTTAACTTCATTACCGATGCAACTCTTTTTGTTCCTGAGGATATTTATAGATATGGTGATGAAAATTTTGGTGTGCAAACCGAAATTAAAAGTTTAATATTTGCAGGAATAGAAAGCACTGCCGCCACTCCGGTTGTGCAGGCAATGAGCAGAAATCATTATAATAAAAGATTAACATTTGGAAGTCTAAAAAAAGCACAGGCAAAGGATCCTAACACGCAACAAACACTTTATGAAGTTGTATATGTTAATATCGTGGATGAATATGAAAAGAATGATAAGAGTATTTCTAATGAAATAGAATTATCAGACAATATTAATAGTAAAGTTTTGGTAAGTTACGATAACATAACCATAGACAGTGACATTCC